CAGATACACAAAAGCACTAGCTAGAGCAATGGCTTATACTAAACAAGTAAAAGCTGCATTTCCTTTAAACAATGGATTTACTAACGCATATCAATCAGGAGATGGTGTAAATTTATTTACTGCCACTGGTGATGGTGTTGCAGGAGGTGATGGTCACCCACTAGTTAATGGTGGTAAGAACAGTAACCGCCCTGTAACAGCTGCAGACCTTAATGAAACTTCATTAGAAGCTGCGATAATCGACATTTCTGGTTATACTGATGAGAGAGGATTATTAGTAGCAGGTCGTGCAAGAAAACTTATTGTACCATCTAATCTAATGTTCGTTGCTCAAAGGATACTAGCAACCGATTTAAGACCAAATACTGCTGATAACGATATTAATGCTATTAAATCATTAGGAGTAGTTCCACAGGGTTACTCAGTTAATCACTATTTAACTGACACTAACGCTTGGTTCTTACTAACTGATATACCTAATGGTATGAAGCACTTCGTTAGAACACCATTAGAAACAGGTATGGATGGCGATTTCGACACAGGTAATGTGAGATATCGTGCTAGAGAAAGATACAGCTTTGGCGTATCAGACCCTCTAGGTATATACGGAAGCCCTGGTTCTTCATAGGTTTTAAGCGTATAAAACATTTAAAGGAGGATGTCTTGCATCCTCCTTTTTTTTCGTGTATTTTAAATATATGAAAACGAATCACTTGACTAACTTCGGTTAGACAACCCAACGACAAGGAGATTAACATGGGTAAAACAACATTTTCAGGGCCAATTAAAGCAGGCACTATTAACGATACCACAGGTACAACAGTAGGAACTAATGTTACTAATGTTGGTTCTGTTGTAATGTCACAATCAATTTTAGCAGATATCACAGGTGCAAGTCATCTTAACCAAAGAGTTGCAGTAGTTCCTGCAAACTCACAAATTGTAGATGTTATTTTAAATGTAACAACTGCAAGTAATGATGGCGGTGCAGCAACAATTTCAGTTGGTACTGCAGCAGACGCAGATGCCTTTTTAGGTACTGTTAATGTAAAAGCTGTTGCGACAACACACGGAACTTTAGATACTGAAGCTACAAATGTAGGAGCAACTGATTTAGAAGTTCTTGCTGACTTTACAGGAGCTAATGGTAACGGAACAGCAGGTGTTGCTACAGTTACTGTTCTTTATGTTCAAAACAATAACCTTTCTTAATAACTAAGGAGGTCTAAATGGCAGAAGAAAAAGAAAGCAAAGCTAAGTCTAAAGCTAAGTCAAAACCTAAAAAAGTAAAAGATAAATACACTAGAGTTGGTTTTGTTCAAGCTGTAAAATCCAATAAAAAGGAGAAGTAAATG